CGTTCAACCCGATCAGAATGTGGATTACTGTTCCGCACTCCTTTGTGACGCCACCCTTTTCAAGGTTCTTGGCGCCCAGCCATTCAACTACACCGACGCCGTCGATGCTCTTCCTAATGCTATCCATGCATTCGGCGGACCTGATGCCACTGCCGGTGCAAATGCATTCATTGATGCCCGCGGATTCTTCGAGGACGCCGGTGCTCTTGATGCTGAAACCTCCAGCTCATTCACTGGATACTGGCACGGAGGCGCTTACAACAACGCCTACAACGAGACCAACTTCGGCGGACAAAACGTCCAACTCAACCCAAATATTGATAACACCGCCGCTCTTGCATCCATCGGACTTACCACCCTTGATTTCCCTTCCGGAAACCACAACCAGGGCTCATCCGTCTCCGATGCAGGAACTTTCGTCCTCTCCGAGACTTCCCTTGACATGCATTGTTGGGGACAGAACCCTGTTGTCGTTGCCAAACTTCAGCTTAACGGACAGGATCGTTTCTCGGAGCGTGAAGGATCCTACTTCTCGTGGGTCCAACCTTACCAGGTTCACACCAGGTCACCTGACGAAGGTATCAATGTTTACTCCTTTGCATTGAGACCCGAAGAGCATCAGCCATCAGGCACATGCAACTTCTCAAGAATTGATAACGCAACTCTTCAGCTTGTTCTTTCCAACGCCACCGTTGAGGGAACCAGAACTGCCAAGGTTCGCGTTTACGCCACAAATTATAATGTTCTAAGAATTATGTCGGGAATTTCTACCTGTTCCCAACAGTTGGCCGCCATATTAGATATTTGCTTTCTAATATGGGTAAACGGTGTAAAGCAAATATGTATGTTGTATCAACATGCATTATATAACCAGCTAGTCTCTTTCTGACTGAGAGAGGCAACATTTCTAAATTGCGGGAACATCCTTATAGCCTTTTCTACTACTTTATTATGTGAAAGCATAGTAAATACTTGGGGTAATGACCTAAAGCATAGTAATAACGAAAAGGATTGGAAAATCTGCAGCCAAGCTTCTAAGTGCGATAAAGCAAGCATACGAAGAAGGTTCAGAGACTATAATGAAATGGGTCTGAGAAAACTAGCAATTTTCGATGATGACTTAAGGGATAGTCCAGATTCTTTATGAAAGTAAAGAATAACGCGCCTGGGGTGGGTTAGCGTATAGTAATTAAGTAACTAAGATATATATAATATTAGTTGTAAAATAATTTAAAGAAATCTATATTATAGTATCTATAATATGGAAATGAGTGAAACTCCAAATTTCTCAGGCGTTCAAAATGATGAAGACAATAATTTAACAAACGGAAACATTATGAAAAAACCCAAATTAAAATACATAAAACCTTTCTATTCAAGTGATTCTGAACTATTATTTGGCATAATTGAATACGGAAATAAAAAATATTGCCTTGATTTTGAAGACAAAGATAAAATAGTAAACTTTGAAAAAAAGTTTATGTTTTTATCAGAGGATGATATTTATCCTTCTTTCAATTATAATACTGGTAGAATCAACTATATAGAATTTATTTATGGTTTCAAACAAAATGGAAATGTAAAATATAGTTTTAGAAATGGAAATATTTATGATTTAAGAAAATGTAATGTTGATTGTTTCCATCAATTTCATGAAAATATTATAAAAAATTATTCAATAAAAGAATACATTCCAGGACATTACTCAAAAAATGGCGTAGACCCATATTTCATGAAAAATCCTCTTTGGAAAATAGAAGAAAACGAAAAAGTATATTTGTTAATGTATTGTGAAAAAAATACCATTTGTAAATTATGTCCAAAAAGTTATCAAAAAATACTGGATTTTGAAAAAAATGAAGGAAAAAAATCAACATTTCATAAACACTCAAATGGTTATATATTATCATCAAACAATTCTTTATTTATTCATCAAATTATTACTAGTTGTTATGGTAATGGAAAGGGAACTTCAAATGTATCCGTCGACCATGTGGATAGAGATCCGTTAAACAATACAATTGAAAATCTTCGTGTGGCAACGAGAAAAGAACAAGAAAACAATTGTAAAGGCATTATGGGCGGAACAAAGAGAGAAAGAAAAACGAGCGCTAAACCACTACCACAAGGAATCACACAACAAATGATGAAAAAATATGTTGTTTACTATCATGAATGGTTGAATAAAGAAAAAACGAGAAGTCGTGAATTTTTTAAAATAGAAACTCATCCCAAATTAGAGAAAAAATGGGTTGGCACAAAATCAAATAATGTCAATATTTTAGAAAAATTGCAGCAAGTAAACAAGGTGGTTGATGATTTAGAAAATGATATTTATCCATAATAAAAATCTTGCATTCCCAATCGGGAAAGTAAGATTTACAAAATAAAATTGAAAACAATTTAAAGAAATTATGTGTACAATACTATATATAATGAATTCAATAAAAGAAGACAATTTAAAACATCTGGGTAAATACATTTTACAGCCTCCACATCCATCTTATATTTCGGGTTTTATAGATGGTGATGGATGTTTTTATGTTCGTAAAATTAAAGGTGGATTTCAATCGGGAATATCACTAACCCAAAGCAGAACAAATATTTTACAAATCATTCGTTTTCATTTCGGCGGAAGTATTACAACAACAAAATGTAGAAATAACGAGGTTGAAGATGTAATGAATGAAAAATATTATCACAAGTACAACAAAAGAAATCAATTCAATTTAGTTATTAGAAGTAATGAATATCAATTATTACTTGAATATGTAAAAAATAATGTAATTATAAAAAAGGTTCAGGTTGAATCCTTACATGACTATAGTAAGATAAATAATAAACAAAATCAAACAGATAAAAAGACTCAAATATTTGAAACATGTAAAGAGAACAATATTTTAACAGTAGAAAATGAAATAAATAATTTAAATATTGAATATATTTCTGGTTTATTTGATGCAGAAGGTTGTTTGTTTATTAACAAAACTTGTAAAAAATACTACATTTCAATCACACAAACAAAGTATCCATATATACTACATCAAATTAAAGAATTTCTTGGTTTTGGAGTCGTTGATAAGGAAAATAAATACAAACTGTACTCCAAAGAAAACTGTTTGACATTCATCGAATACACAAAAAAACATTTGATAGTGAAATACAATCAGGCGTGTGCATTTGAAACCTTTTTGAGGACGGAGGATATGGAAGTAAAAGAAGAAATGTATAAAATCTGTAACGAAGAAAAGCACAAGATTGAAGTGTTTCACGAGTTGAACCAAAACGACGACGGAAAGGAGGGATATTTTTATACCATGAAAATGAGGGAATTGAAAGAGAAAATGTGCAAGGAAATACATAGAAAGGAAGTTTACAAATTGAAATCCGTCAAGATGATGGGCGAAGGAAATCATAATTTTGGAAAACAAAAATCGGTAGAAACGAGGAAAAAAATGTCCAACTCGATTCGTGATTCGAAAAATAGTGTGAGCGATGAAATCATTTTGGCTGTTCGAAAAATGATTCAAGAAGGAAAGAAAAATACGGAAATTCAAGAAATCATGAATTTACCGAGACATACGGTGACAAGAATTAAAAATGGAATTATAGTTTGTAGAAATGAAATAGTGGAAAAAAAATCGACAACCCAAGAAGAGAGAAACATCAAAAAGAGAAAAATACAATTGGACGAAATAATGATGGTGATAGAAAAAATCACGGAAGGGAAAAAGCCGATGGTTATTCTAGACGAAATGTACGAGAAAAACAATCAAATTACGATTGATATTGTAAAAAACATAAGAAGACAAGTGATGGAGAAAAAGGTTCCTTTTTATGAATGTGAGGTTTCTACGGAAATGTATGAAAAATATAAAAAAATGATTGAAGAGTCTAACTGTAAATAAATCTTGCTCATCCAACTTGATGAGCAAGATTTCCTTTTGCTTGTAAGAAACAAAAAAAACAATTTCCTTTATTTTTCACCTAAACATTTCTCTCCCCATTACAATATGTACAAAAACAAATACATCAAGGAAAAGAAGGAACGGCGAGAGAAAAAGCGAACCGACAAGCGTTCGATTCAGGGCGAAGAAGTTATTTTTATTTTTGAGAAAGTTTTAGAAGAATGGAGAACCATCAAAATATTCAACACGATCATTCAGCAAAATCCGTCTTCTCTCGTCGACAAGAAAAAAGTAGAAACTATCTCTACCGGAAACTGTAAAGTCTACCCGAGTGAGTTGAGCGAAGAAAGGTACAACTATTACCTCACTTTAAGAGAAAAAGTCTATTCCTATTGGAAAAAAAAATCTCCACCTAATTTAAAAAACATAGAATGGCCAAACGAAACAGCGCGCTAATTTGGGGGGGGTCTCGTCGTGATTCTTTTTCTTTTTGTGATGGTGTTTGGTGTGATGAGGGAGGGGTTTTTGGGTAGTGGGATGAATTGTCGCATTATTAATGAAGAGAGCATGACGGCGTTTTTAAATCATGGTTCATGTGATAAATGTGATAATGGCTATACGACATTAGAACGTGGTCGTGGCGTATGCAAATAACCCCCTACATCACCCTCCCCACAATCATAGTCGTCAACGCGAACAAAATGCCTCCCCAGAGAGTATCCACGACGACCGTAGAGAATCTCCAGTTTTTCAACAAGGAGTAACTGGTGGTTTCGTAGACGCCGTAAATAACAATTCCTAACAAGAACGCCTCATACACGCTCTTTTTGGGTTCTAGAATGAAATGGTTGATGCCGAAGACGAGTATCATGTAGCACATGGCGGCGGCCACAAAGTTCATTTGGATGGAACTTCCTTGAACGAGGCGGATTTGTTGGTCGAAGAAACCGCTCAGGAGCGTCAAATAAACGGCGTCTAAAGAAAGTAGCACAACGGCGGTCAATAAATAAACGTATACGGTTTTCATTTTCAAGGGAATTCTATTATACTCAAAGAAAAAACCATTTAGAAATATTTTCTTTTTGAATAGTAAGTCCAAAAAAGAAAATGCAGATTTTCGTAAAGACACTCACCGGAAAAACCATTACTCTAGAAGTCGAGCCAGAGGATACAATTGAGTCAATCAAAACCAAAATACAAGACAAAGAGGGAATTCCGCCGGATCAACAAAGATTAATTTTCGCCGGAAAACAGCTGGAAGATGGGCGGACAATTAGTGACTATAATATACAAAAGGAGAGCACTTTGCATATCGTACTTCGGCTTCGTGGAGGCTAAAAACCCACAAAAGTAATCAAAAAAAATTGATCTTTCTTTGAAACATTCTGTCATGTCAAACATAACAAAATGGAAAACCTAACTCAAACACCACAAACAGTTGATTTGACCCAAGAGATGCAAGAAGTTCCACCTTCGAATCCGCCCAAAAAGACTGCAGGTCAACGAAAAATCGACCAAGTCAAGGAACTGGAACAAAAATTTAAAATTGAGCGTGATTTGTACAAAAAGATACACGCTTTAGCAAAACAAAAGCGAAATCTGGC